GCGTGGGACTAGATAAAACATTTGATATCTCCTCAATCTAAATAATCTGCGCGGGATGCGTAACGAACGACGGTTTGCTTGGCGCCGTCCCAAGTAACATGCTCTTTAATGTCAGCACTGAGGCGGACTTTATCGCCTTTGGCAAGGTCTTTAGGATAGCTATCAATCATGTCGACGTATATCTTTTTACCCATATGGATATACAAATTGCCATCAGCATCTTCAAAACGATAAAGATTGCAACGGCCATACTTGTTATCGAAAGTTGTTTCCTGAATAACAGCCGCCTCAATAGTAATACGATCGCCTGCGGTTCCAATCCATTTTGACATTTGACATCTCCATCTAGAGAGCGACCACCGCCCTGCCCAAGTCTTGTGGCATATCTAAATCAGGATTGCAAACACTTTTTTGTTTTCTTTTCAAAATATATTTTAACGTGTCGGCCGATACCTCGACCGTCGTCCACCGATGGCGGCATAGGCTGCACTCTCTGCGCCGATATATCCCGTTTGGTATGGCACTCGTCCGCGTGGAATACACCCGGGAATGACCGCCGCACGATTCGCATTTCATGCCCACTGCTGACATTATTTCCTCACCTGCATCATCGAGACATTCTCCTGCAACTTGACCTGCGGGTTCGGCCACGTCCAGCACTCGCCCGTGTCGTCTTGGAAGCACACCCATAACAGGTGGTGCTCTTGCCCGTAGTCGATCAAGAAGTGCGCCTTAGCGCGCCCCTTAGGCGTCTCGAGCGGGATTGTAGGCTCTAACTGAATTAACATTTTATTTCCTTAACTAATATTATACGATTATCCGTATGCAGAAAATGGCGCTAAGTGACATCATATGGTTACTTATTTTAATGCTATTTTTTCTACATAATTAATATTTAAAACAATTCGTTCATGCGCGTCAGTGCATGTGGTCCCGCCATGCCATAAATCACTATCAAAAATAGCCATCCTGTTCGCAACAGATTTAACAGTCTTTCCATTTTTAAAATGCGTGTAACCGTTATTAGTATTAAGATAAAACACAGCAATTTTGCATTTAAAATTCTGGTCTCTGTGAAAATCATGTTTGATTATTTTGTTTGTCTTAGGGACAAGATTTGCTTTCATTCGTATAACGGACGCAACATTCATTTTATCCAACATGGGGTGAAGCAAAGCAAAATAATTACTGTTTGGCGCATTGTCCCTGTAAAGATAATGGAAAAACTGCCGTTGCCCGTCATGGTCATTTGAGACGCCCTTGCCAATAAACCAAGGAAATGAATCAGAAACAAACGTGTTTGCTATTTCATCAAAATATTTTTGGTCAAGATAGTTATCAATAATTTGTATATCCATCACTTACCCTCCATTGCCGCAGGTTTGCCTATATCCAACCACTGGCGAACTTTATCCTTAAACAACTGATTTTCTCTCTGTGCTTCGTATAGCCATCTGGCTTGCATGATGTTGGTTTCCCGCAGTTTTTCAATTACGTCAGCGGCTTCGGCGCACCATTCCCCATGCTCAGACCAACTAATGTCTATTGATCGCAGACGTTCAACAATATCCATCACTCACCCTCTTGGGCTTGTTTGTGTAAATCGGTCATTAATTTAGATGGAAACATTTCATGGGGTAGCATTATAATCTCCTATACGCGAATGAGTATTAACTGATATTATACGGTTACTCGTATGCGAAAAATGGCGCTAAGTGATATTATGTGGTTACTCACCCTCCTTCAGTGCGGCACGGGCTTTATTCACCAACATGACGTGATGCTTAATCAGCCAGTCTCGCACGTTGTATCCATCCCCGATAACACCAGAAATTTTAGCATCAGCAATTTCTTTCAACGCTTCCCGCAACCGTTTGTTTTCCTTTGTCAGATAATCGTTCAAATCATGCGCCGCCTTGTTATCGGCCAACAATCGGTTGATTGTTGTCTCTGTTTCTTTATCCATCACCATTGCACCTCCCCGTTAACCACGACCTGCACGTACCAGCGGTCGCCGTTGTCGTTCTCCCACAGCGCAGATATGTTGTCGCCGTCCCGCTCATGGCGGACTATCCATTGTCTCATTTTGGTATCCTTTTAATAACCCAATGCGCCACTTGTGATACGCCATCAGGTAAATCATTTACCCATTCCCAATCAGGCATACTGGCGGTCTTGTAACGTGACCACACCAAGTAGGTTGCTGTGATGGACTGAATACCGCCAAGAAAATGGATCATTTTGGCGGCTCCGGTAATGGCATCCAACGACTGAATTGTTTTTTAAACACATCTTTTTCAAGACATTTTTTCTTTAACCCATCAGGAAAATTATAACCCACAATTTCCCATTGGAGAGTTAAAATATTGAAACATGCCATCATCACACAGGAATCTTTTAATTGAACCAAAATTGGTTTGTCGTGTGGCGCTGTTTCTATTGGTTGCCATTTAATCATAACACGCCTCCCATCAAAAAGTTGACCCAAACAAAATTACGGAAATAAGTTCCAGCAACATTGTCCATAAGATAAAAATTCCAAGAGCGGCAGCTGGGACCACAAGTCCAATAAACATTATAGTGACAAAAATTGCTTGTGGCTTGTCCGCGTAAAACTCTTTTAGGAAGTATTGATAAATAGACTTCATGACCGCACCATCCCGCAATAGCCGTGGGTTGTGCTAAATAGTCCTTCGCGTATCACGCAATCGTCTATATCTTTTACTTCTTTAATTAAATTAACCCACCGCCAAGCCATGCACTTGGGGCCACTACATCCGTAATGTTCATGCGGAGTAGCAACGCAATCCATTTTGAATGCCTCTTCAGGCGTCACATAGTGTGGGTTGTCAGTCATCTTCTGCTCTTTCTATTGCATCCAAATATTGAGAAAACATTGATTGAGTATCGGGTATTTGAAACCCCGCTTTAATCCATTCTGTTTGCGGAACAACTACCGTTCCCGCTTCATCATCGCACCAAGCATGGTTCCACATTTCTTGAAGCATTTCTTTTAAAGTTTCATAATTTAGTTTCATCTCACTCTCCTACAAAACCGCAGTAACCCTGCGTTTGGCTATATTCTAAATCCCACGTTTCGGTTTTTTCATTCCAATCATCTTTTTCGGTAGTCCACCGCCACCCGGCGCAGCGGCGGCCGATGCAGCACTTTCCTACTGGCACACCGCTTATGTGCACCGCGTTGCCACCGATGCCCATTGGACAAACGGTGCGATCTGCTTCTGCTTCAATCATGTAATTTGGCATTTAAATTCCCCACACGTTTAATCAATGTTTCCATTGGTCTTAATTCTTCGGCCGCGATGTAGTGATTGTTGATACCGTAACCGAAATCTTGGACAGGAGCTTTTTTAAGAATATGGCCCCATTCCCAACCTATTAAACTTACAAAATCTAACTCATCGTCATATTGCGCGAGGATGTAGATATCGGCAAATGGTTTGCCTTTCTCGTGTATTAGATTAAACGCCCTGCGCGCAGTTTTGACGTCGATAGTGAACATCATTGGAACGATAAAATCAATACCTTTATCGCCCCGCAGGCGCCGTGTGAGGTCAACCATTTGGCCAGTTAGCTTGGCAAACTCGACTTCGCCGCGCAATCCAATGTATTCGTAGTTCTCGGATAGAGGCCGAGACGAAGCGTGTCCGCGATGAGCATTGTGCCTGTCTAAAGCTTCTTGCTTAATGATCTCTTGAAAGAGTTCGTCATCCGTCATTGGAGCGGCTCATCAGGCTTGCGCGGATCGCTTGCGATCATTCCATAAAACGTCATAGCCGCCTGCATGCGTTGCGCCGGGTCCATGTTGGACAAAACGGCAGAAGTGAATGACGCGAGAATATGCAGGATCGTACCGATCGTCATACCATCGACAGCTTTGCCGATCGTGTCATAGGCCTTAATATGCTTTTCTTGCTGTTTCTTTTTCATGTGTTCGTTGAGGTCGATCGTCATGTTATGCCTTTCTGTAGCGTTTAATTTTATCTTTGCGCCGCGGGTGAACGGTTTCCACAACGACGATAGCGCTTTTCTCGACGAGCTTTTCTAGTGCGCGTTCAATCTCGTCCTTCTTGCTCGGCCGCAGGCGGTTAACCAGCACCCCGAGTGTTTCACCTTCTTCGTTTTTAAGAAGGTTTTCTATCTTGGAAAACAACGCGCGCTCTGGGCTATCCTTTGCGCGATCGTTCCCGATAACAATATTTGCCTTAGTGTCGACGTCGGCTTTAACGAGGGCATAGGCCCACCGGACGTGCTCGACAGTGCGTAGGCCGGACGGCGTGGCGAGGATAAACGATATCTTGCCGACAAGCTCTTTGGCGCGCAGGTAAAGGGCTTCAAGGCCTGTCTTTTCGGCGTGGTCCTCGGCAAGGTTCTGGAAGCACTTGTTCGCTTTTTTAAGCATCGCCTTAGCATCGTCAGTGGTTGGTATAGAGATGCGCTCACCATAATTTTCGATGCGGCCTTGCACGAGATCAAACGACCCGCCTGTGGCCAATTGGATGATGGTGTTCTTCATCGCTTCGTCCATCGGCCGCTTTTCAAAATCTTCTTTTTCTTTCGGCGTGGAGTTTTGCTCGATGAACAGCATCGATCGGCCAATGAAGCCATTGGTGGCGTTCTCGAAGTTCACGGCACTGTCGAAATTAACATTTGTGGTAAAACCCAAGATTGAAAGAAACGGGTTTTTGATGCCCGTCTGGATTTGATCAAGCGCCAGTTCGACCGAATCGCGGCGCGACGAAAGAGCAGGGTTTGCGCCCTCCTCTAATTGCCGATCAATTTGTGTAATCTCGGCCAGCAGCTGCTTTCGGATTTC